TTTGATCTAGGATCTACTTCAACTTGTTGATCTTGTACTTTAACTTCTTGTATTTTGTCTAGTTTTTGCATTTTTTACTCCTTTTTTATTAATCATCATCTATCATAACTTGAGCTTGTTGTACACCAGTCTTTGCAAGACTAACTCCAGCTCTTAATTTAGCTAAATCTTCGTTCTGTTCTAATTTTTCATCAAAATTATCACCTTGTTGCATTAATCTTGCTCTTGCAAGATCTATTTGTGCTTCGTCGTTGTCTTTTTTACGTTCATTTTCCATTGCACGTAGGTCAACTTCTCTAGATTTTAGTTTTAAAAGAGGATCATTGTCAAATTGTGATGTAATTTTCTTTTCTTCCTTCATAAATTCTTCTGTCATCTCTGCAATTAACACAGATTTTCTAGATTCTATATTATTTGTCAATTGTTGTAGCTGTTGTTGAATGTTTGGATCCATAGCAGCTTGTTGTTGCATCATTTGCATTTGCATTAGTTGCTCTCTAAACTCTAATTGCACCTGTTCTTGAGCCATTAAACTAATATGTTCTAAAATATTTTTTTGTATTGCAGCCATCACTGCGGGATTGTTTCTAACTATGTTAGTTGACATAAAATTTAAGTGTGCTGTGATGTGTGCTCTATGATCTTGACCAGGAAAAGCTTGAAAAGGTTTGCCACCTAATGCATTTATATGTTCCATACTTGGGTCCATTGGTGCAGTTGGCGCTGGTGGTGGTAAAACGGTGTCTACATTTTTAACACCGATTGCTTCGTACATATTTCTGTATATCTGATACATATTATGTAGTTGTGGATTTGATGTTGCTATTTGTAATTGAGTTTGTGCAAGTGTAATTCTTTGTGACATAGAAAATATGTTAGGGTCTGCAACTGGTATGACATCTATTCTGTCGTCAAAGTCTGCTTGTTTAATATTTCTTTGACCACCTACAACATCGTATGGATATTCTGGTGGTAGATATTGTGATACTGCTTTTGCTAACAATTTAAATTCATCTTTCATACCTGCATAACATCTTTTGTGTATTGCAGACATGACTCTTGAACCACGTTCTAATAATGCAATCGTTGTTCCAACAGCGGCACCTTGATTACCATCACCAACTTGCATGTCAGCGATAGCTGCAAATCTTTGTCCTGCTTGTACAACTATACCTAATAAATTTAATAATGTTTGAGATGGTTCTTTGTATGGTAATGGAAAGAAAGCTTCTCTTAAATTACCACCTGGTGCATCTACATCTTTAAATTCACCTGGTTGTATTGGAGCTGCTTCATCTCTAACTCTAACGCCTCTTTGTTTAAATCCTGCTGGTAAGTTAGATAATGTTCCAGCATCTAATAATTGACGGAGAGCCGCCGTTGCCGTACGACTCAATCCGCCAATCATGTGAATGAGTCCAAAGCCATAAAATCCTAGTCCTGGCAGAAATTTAAAATGGACGAAGTATTGGATCTTATTTTTCTTTAGATCATTGGGCGCATAGTTTCTCCGTATAGAGAGAACTAATCGGCTACCTTCTTCTACAGTTACTATGTAGGGTAATTTTATTCCTGTTGGTTCATTGTCTCCACCAACATCTTCAAAACCTTCTAAGTCTAAATTAACATGACACTCTAACAAAGTATACATGGTATCTTGTTTACCAACTTTTTTAGTGCCATCTAATTCTCTTTCTTTTTTTTCAACATCATTTTTTTCTACGTTACCTGGAGGTGTTAATTCAACATCTCTGTAGAAACCATTAATCTGTTGTTTTCTTAATTCGTTCTCTGACATTTTAACAACGTGTATAACAGCTTCTGCATCATCTAAACTTGTCGCTGTGTAAGGCACAACTAATTCATCTGCCGGTACAAATTTTGATACAACTCTACCCATAGGCACATCGTAATAAACTTTTTTAAATGTAGAACCTGCAAGTGGTAAATGAAATAACATTGAATCAAACTCTTCTTCATACTCTTTCATTTGATCCATAATTAAATAGTTCATGTAATCCTTTACACGAGTTGCCTGCATCTCTGTTTGAGGATTTTTAATTCCTATAACTTGTGTTCTTACTGGTCCGTCTGCAGGTAATAATTCTTTGTAAGCTTGCGCTTGAAACTGTGTGACTGCTTCTGCTAATACTGGGTGTGTTGCACCTGAAGCTCCTTGAAAGGGTTCTGTTCTATTTTCATATTTAAAACCAAGTAAATCTAAACCTGATGTATAAGATTGTTCCCAATCTTTTCTTGATGATTTATAGTCCATAAAATTTTGAACCATGTCTGCACCGACAGGTTCTAAAACATCGTCCGGTAATATGTCTGCTAAATTATCAAAGTGTGATTCTGTTCCAGGTATGTTTATTGCACCTGGTTCAAAGTCTATTGTTGCACCACCATCTTCTTCTGGTACTACTTCAACGGGTCCTTTTTCTTCTATTGGTTCCTGAACTTCTATTTCTTGTAGCTCCTCTTCTGATGGAACTTCAATTTTAGTTCTAGTGTTCGGGAGTCCTTTATCAATATCTGCCATTTAATACTCCTATATTTTCATACCACGTTTCATTAATGATAGCAACCCTTGTGAGTTAGGGCCTGATTCTGGTGGTGGGCCTGATGAATCTCCTGCTTGTTTTGCAATACCACCTCCTGCTAAATTAGCTATGCCTCCGCCTTCAGCAATAGCTGACATTCCAGCATCTTTTATTATTTCATCATATCCTCCAAGAAGATCAACTGTCTCTTCTGTTTTTTGTGGAAGTTGAAAACTTTTTATTAGTTCATCTATTTTTTCTTTATTTAAAAATCCTTCGTCCTCTTTTCTTTTTTTTATTTTTTGATCTATTGCTCTTTCACTAGAAGCGACAAACTTAGGTGCGTTAACTACAGATAATTTTTCTTGAGCGTTGATAAATGCATCGTAAAGTGATTTATCTTTTATATTTAAATCTTGTGGGTTTTGAAAACCAGAAATTAAATTTTCAGCTCTACTGAGCTCACCTGATCTATACATATCCTTTATTCCCATTTCTTTTTCATCAAGTATTTTTTGTTGCGCTGCTTTAGTTTGAGCGTCTGAAAATAGGTCATTACTGTATGCCTCTTTTAATTTTTGTATATTCATTATTTCTTTATTACGATCGTTAATTAATTCTTGTTGATCTAATACAAACTCTACTTTATCTTTTTCAGCGGCGTTTTGTAAAAGCTCTTCTCTTTGTCCTTCTTCATAAGTTTTCATAAGTCCAAGAGCTTGTAATGGAGCAGTTAAGTAAGATTTACGTAAAGCTTGTATTGGTGGTTCACCTTCACTAATAACTCTGTCAAAACCTAAAGCTAACTCCAAAGCTCCCTCAGAAAGTAAACCTACTTTAGTAAAAATTCTAAAACCGTCGGATCCGATGTTTTTAAGTTTATTAGCTGTTCTACTAAGAGCGCCTTTGCTCGCCGTTCCAGTTTTTGCAGCTTGTATTTCATTTTTCATTCCTGTAATTGCTTCGTCTATTGAACAAACACCTCCTGTTCCTCCGTTTGCAAGACTGTTTTGACAGAACTTCATAAGTTTTGTATGTAGTGGTGTTCCTGGTTTTAAAGCTTCTATATCTTTAAATTTTTCATTAGATAATAATTTTTGCATATTAGTTCCTATTTCACCAAAAGTTTTAGTTTTACCTACTTCTGGAAACTCTAATGTCTGAGCAATATTATCTCCGATTTGTTTTTTAACAAATTTAAGATAATTTTTTCTTTCAGATAAAGGAGCATTTTTTTCTATTAGTTTTGCCCAATTTTCATTAAAAGTTTTATTATGTACTAAACCTAAGTTTTCATCAGCAAATGTTAATTGAACACTAAACGGATCTGCCGCTACCCCACCAATGTGATGCACGTGAAAAGTATTTTGAGCTCTAAATTTTGATGGTGGTTTATATTTTTCTCCAAAGTATGCTTGTTGAATCTCTTCTCTCAAACCTGAATTAGCTATTTGATTTTTTAATTCATATGGTTTAATAACACTATTATAAGTAACGCCTTCTAATTTACCTGAATCTAAATATTGTTTTAAATTACTGTAATTAAAAGTTTCGTTTGTTTTAGTATCTAAAAATACTCTTGATTGAAAATCTTTATAGCTAGCACCACTAGCGTACTTTGGTCCTTCAACTAATTTTATTCTATCTCCTTCTTTAGCAGATCTTGCTATATCTTTCCAAAGATCATCATAAAATGTTCTTGATGAAGGTTCCATTTTATATTCTTTAAAAATTTTATCTCTGTATTTTTTATCTCTTTCCCTTGCTTTAATTCTATCTTCTTCAGTCTCTCTAGATTTTCTTTTTTTATACATAGCTGATTTTTCTTCAGCAGTAAATCTGTCAGCGTAAGGTATAGATTTTTTTTGTGTTCCCTCTGGTAAGTAAGATGATCTTGTTATTATATTATTTTGATCTTTTATTTTTTTTAAAGTATTTTTGCCAATATTGTATTTTGCTTTAATTTCTTTGTCAGACATTGTTGGAGCGTCTTTTTTTATAGCTTCAATCAATTCTTTGTTCTTTGTTAAAAGTTTATTACTAAATTGATTTTTTGGTGTTTGTAAATCTTTAAGAGGTTTACTTAATTTATATTCTTCTCCAGCTATTCCTTTATCAATAGCATTTAATGCATTGCTTACTGTTTGTTGTTTTAATCCAAGTTTTTTTGCTATTGCAACGCTAGACTCCCCTGCTTCTGTAAGCTCTATTAATTTTTGTCCATAAGATTTTACAACCGATTCACCTTTGTAAAAACCTGGTCTTATACTAGACTCAAGATACTGTCTCATCTGTTTATATTGCGGAGGTGTAAGTGACATTATTCTCCTAACATTCTAGCGATACCACCACTTGCTTTTTTAATTGATGGGATATTATCTGACACTTCATCTACGATTTCTTTTTTAGTTATTTCACTTATATTATCGGCACCTGCCATAGTTCCGTCTTGATCAAACTCTACTTTGTATTCATCATACTCATCTGGCGGTGTTCCTTTTGTAGTTTCATCACCTCGTCCTTTTTTATATTCCATAACAGTTCTATCATTTATAGTATCAAAAGATTTGTCATTATAAGTTCCAATGCCTATTTTATCTTTTACAATTTGCATATCACCTGTTCCAATGTCTTCGGTTAATGTATACTCATCACCATTCTTACCTACATAAGAATATTCATTTACTCTCTCTTGAGGTTTTACTTTTGATTCTTTACCTAATTTTTTAATTTTATCTGCTAAAGTAAAAAAATATGATGGTGGTTGACTAACAATGTTAGTTACATCTTTTGCTTTATCTACAGCTTTAACTGTTTTTGCACCTTTAAAAAATTTACCAAAGATAGGTAGTGTTGCAAGACCTCCCATAATTTTCATGAACGTTCTTCTGTCCATACCTTTTTTAAAACCAATACGTCCACCACTTGCAAAATTTTCTCTTGCATATATTTCAAAAAATTTTTTAAAACCAATTCTGTTTTGAGCACCTAAAGATAATTTTTTAAAGGCATTTAATACTTCATTTAATTTATTATCTGGATCCATAGGATCTATTGGCAATCCACTTCCAGTATTTAAACCAATACGTCCACCTTGTGCCAGACCTTCTATTAATGGCTCACCACGTTTTAAAGCATCAACTACATCAGACGCACTCATACCATATTGTTCCATTACATAATCTACTTGACCAGATTTACCAGATTTTAACATCATCTGTATGTCTTTGTCTGATACATTAAATTTTTTCATTTGATTTACAAACTCTCCAACTGTTCCTTTAGCATCTTTACCTGGTGTAGCACTAACATTTAATTTTTTCATTTCTTCATCAAACTTAGCTGCTCTTGCAAGTGGTATTGCATCTTCACCACTTCTTACATTTTTAACAGGATCAAACGGAAATTTTTTAGACAACATAAACTCTCTTGCAATCTCTGGATCTTTCATTACCTGATTAAATATACCTCTAAAGTCTCCTTTTTTCTTTGCTGTTTCTATATTTTCAAAAGGGCTTGGCATTTTATCTGTAATGTCTATAACGTTTTCTGATGTAGCTGGTGGTGTAATTTTTTCACCTTGTTTAATAAAAGCTAAAGCTTCATTTAATTGATTTTCAGTTTTAATTAAATCTGGATCTATTCCTTCTTTAATTAATAATTCTTTCATAATGGCTTCGTGATAGTCTACCTTTTGAGTAGTAGGTATTACCATAATACCTTCATCAGTAGCTTTTGTTAAATTTTTTTTAATATATTTTCTGATAACTCCGGGTGTTTTTGTAATAACTGGTGTTGCCATTAGTAATAATTCCTTTTACGTTGTCCGACTTTTTCGTCGATATAATCTTCTGGGTGATCGATCAGACCGCCCTGCCTGAATCGCATAATAGCTTGTGTGGTTGAATCCACAAGGTCATCATGATCGCCGTATGGGAAAGCTGCACACTCTTCAATTACTTCTTCCGCAAATTTCTGCTCCGGCGCCCATATCATACCAGATTCGAACAAAGGTGCAACCGCATTTACACGAGCGTGCTTGTCGTTTCCTCTTGATGGTGTAAAGTTGATAACCGGTATATCCATTTTTCTAAGCTCGTAGGTAAGAGGTAGACCTGATGCTTTTGCCTCTACAATCACAGATTCTGGCTTCCAATACTCGTATTGATCTAATGCCAAACGACGTAGTTCTGGAAACTCATACCTGCCTTTTATAGCATCTAATAATATAAGATTAGCACCTGAGTCTTCATCAGGATAGAATATACCCCATGTAGTAATAGCTGAATAGTCCGCTGTCTCTTTTTTTAAAAATGCTGTGTCATAAGATTGTATGACGTGTTGTAGTTGTGGAATAGTCTCTGATGTATAAGGCCTCCACCATTCTCGTTTTAATATAGCACCTTCTTCTGCTGTTGGGTTCTGCATCCACTGCGCGTTCCATTTTGCAACGGGCAGTGTTGCTTGCACCTTCTCAAGTTCATCTAACTTCCAATACTCTGGCCATACAGGCTTGGGCCGTGATCCATGGTCCATGATTGCTGGAAACTCGACCACGTGCCATTGATCAGCT